TTTGACTGCGTAGGTAGTCTCGCCCACGCTGTCGCCCAGCTCGATGCCTGCGGACATGGGGAGGAATGGGCGGTAGGAGTTGTAAGTGCCCCAGGTATCCCAGTTGAAGTTTGAGGTGCCTGCACCGAGACCGCCCTGGTAGAGACCGTTGGCGTCTTTGGCGGTGTTGACGGCATCTTGGTCGTAGTGTGTGCCCATGATGACCCCGATGAGTGCGGCGATGATGGTGGTGTGTCGCATGGTGGTGCAGAGCCACCCCTTGCCATTCTTGCGTGCGGCGGCACGGAAGTATTCTGTGGTCTGCGAGCTTGCCGGCTTGCCGCAGAGGGTGCGGTTGGTGTCGTCAAGGGAGGCATCGTTGTTGCCTCCTCGGTAGTCAGAGCCTGTGTTGATGAAGCTGACGAGTCTGCCTGTGCTGCGCTCGATGGTGGCGAAGCCTGAGGCGGAGATGGAGCCGATAGGGATCTTGTAGTTGTACTCGCCAGGGATAGGCTTGAGACCAATCATCTCGTAATGGAGGCCACCGACATCCTTGGTGACGAAGTAGAACTCTCTGCCCCATCCCCACTGGTAGTGGCCCTGTGAACCGTCTAGCTTGGCGGCTTCGCCCGTGGCATACTTGTAATGGTTTGTGGCATCGAGCTTGCGGCGGCTGTGGTCATTCTTGACGAGGTAAGCGCCGAGACCTAGGGTGAGCGGCAGCTCACGGAGGACATCGAGGTCGCCGACCACCATGGCCGCCTTGGGGGTGGCGTTGGCTGTATTCCACACTCTGCCGCACCATGTGTGGCTGCCCAGGCTGAGGTCAGCCTTGAGGGCGGACAAAGGAATCTTGGTGACGTTGCCTTTTTGGTCAGTCATGAGGAATGACTGGTTGCTGTTGACGGTGTTAACGTCAGGAGCCTTGTCGAAAGTTTTTTTGTCTATCATAATGAATTAATCTTAAGATTGCACGATATAGTTATATATCCATGTGGTTTTGCCACTTGTCAAGTTTGAGCCGATCATCTCGCACCACCCGGAGACTTCTATCTGACGATATGAGGTTGGGGTATATATGTTAGAAGCTGGCTTCAACACATCATTGCTGCCTTGGCATGAGACCTTGGCTGGCAGTGAACTTCTTGTTATCACTGGATTATAGAAGACCACTCTCATGCACTCGTTGTCATTGAGGTGTGGCAAGATGAAAGGACCGTATCCCAGGTTGAAAGCCTTGGCCATGACGGCTGCGCCCATATTGCCGCCCCCGTTGGCTAGATAACGAAGTGTGCTCAGGTTGAGGTCACCTGTGACAACTGCATTGGTGAACTCGCCATGGTCGCACACGATATTGTTGAATGTGCCCTTGTTGGCCAACACCTCACCATCCTTGGCTCGGAAGACGATGTTGCCATCGGCATCCTTCATCTCAATGGTCTCGACCCCGAGGTTTTTGACGAGCTGGTAGCGTGACATGATTATGTTGGCGACAATCAGCTCGATGGGGCTGCCGACTCGCCAGTAGCCGTTGTTGATGTCATCTGCGCTGCCGGGGTAGTTGTCGGCAGTCTTGACGTGGCTCTTGACGCAGGAGTAGGTGTTGTCGTTGTAGATGATGGTATCCTTCCACTCCTTGCCAGTCTCTCCAGCCTCGAAGCAATAGCCCACGCCGCAGTCTGACCAGAGCTGCGGACCACGGAGGACGGCACCACGCTCACCCTGGTCACCCTTGTCGCCATCGGAGACGGTGGTGATGGGGATAGATCTGGTATAGGTGACACCTTGGTATATGAACGTTAATGTGATCATGCTATTGACGACGGCACCAGCCTTGATGCCCACCTTGAATGAGACGAGGCCACCAATTTTGACTGGAGTACACTGCACGTTGTCATCTTGACAGGAAGCCTTGTAACTGAAGCTAACCTCTGTATTGCCCTTGAACATGTGGGCATAGATGACATAAGAGCCGAAGACAGTAGACTTCTTGTGATTGATGGCCGTCAAAGATAGGTTGATGGTGATGGCATCTTGACCATCATTGCCAGGCTCACCCTGACTGCCTGTCGTGCAGACTGGAGAGGTATATGTCTCCTTGCCATTGGTATACGTGATGTGTGTGCGTGTCCAGATGTAGTGACCATCTTGCCACTGTGGTGGAGTGGTCTGCCACCCTGTTGTTGGAGGAGTATCGAAGCTGGTGGAGTCGGCATACTCCATCTCGGTGCTGGCTATGCCAACACCGAGCTTGAGGAAATGTATGAGTAATGTCTTGACTGCCATGATCACTTGACTGACTCTATGGTTAATGATATGTCTGTGCCTCCGCCATGGAGACAGTCGTCTCTGGTGACGTTGAAGGATGAGAGCTGCACGGTCGGCTTGCGTGCGGCATCGGTGTTGAGCACCACGCCTGCCGGCGACTTGAGTGTGAAGTAGAACTTGGTGTCTATGGTCTGCGACTTGCCTCGGACCACGAGCTTTGGGGTGAATGTGACGGAGCCGTTGCCGCTGGTGTCCTCCTCGATGGTGATGTCTAGTGGACTCGGACATGGGTCTATGTCGTATGGGTCGGAGGCATCCATGACGGTGACGAAGTCGTAGCCGATGAGCTTGTCTGCCGCCTTGGACTTGTCGCTGTAGACCTCGCCCTTGTAGTCACGTGTGCAGGTGACATCAGCGGCCTTGACGGTGAGCTTGGCGGTGGTGGCATCGCTGATGAGCTGCCAGCCTGTGTCTGAGCTGACCGCCTTGTACCACTTGTAATAGAGGGTGGAGGTAATCTCGTCATTGCCCTGCAGAGCCTTGGCAACGAGGACGCAGCTGTCATCTGGGCTGCTGAGGGTGAAGCTCTTGGCATCGCCCGCGGCTATGGTGACACGGTATGCCGTGCCCGTGTATGGACCGACTGGGATGGTGTAGTCTGCCTGGATGTCGTCTGTGACCTCTGCGCTCTGCGCCTTGGCTGAGATCTTGCCCACCATCTTGATGACGATGGGGGCATAGCCAGAGGCTTGGACGAGGTTGCCGACGATGCGGAGACCGTAATAGAGCTGTGAGGCTGACGGCACGACTCTCTCGAAGAGGCCTGTGAAGAGTCCGCTGGACTTGCCTGCGGAGTCGAAGGTGATCTCAACGCCGTTGAAGTAGTAGCGCATGCTGACTGGCGTGGAGACCCCCTCAGCCACTCGGGATGATGTGCAGACGAAGTTGAGTAGCGGCTTGGTCTGTGAGAAGTCTGGCATGACGGTGACCTTGTCTCCGTTGCGCTGATACTCCTGGTATAGGTCGCCGCTTGGTGACTGTATCATGGCCATGTATGTGCCGACACGGCTGATGAACTTGATGCTGACGCTCTTGCTGGCTCCACTCATGACTCACCCTCCTCTGACTTATTGGTTGAACTGATGACGAATCTCTGATCTGTGGCCACTGGCAGCTGCTGGCATGAAGTGCTCTCCTGCTCCTGTCGCGCCTCTTGGCCTGTGAGGGCGATGGCTCCGATCTGTGAGCAGATGGCTGCCAGGTTGAAGAGTGGACCGAAGACCATGAGGTCTTGGAGCCAGAGGAGGAAGTTGCCATCCTGAAGCTCTGTACGGTCGCCCTGTAGGTGGAGGTGCTCCACCACGAGGCGGTTGGCTTTGATGTATCTTTCCATATCTTTTTAATGTTGAATGTTGAATGTTGAGTGTTGAATTATTTAGTGCCAGACGAATGGGGTGCCGTCGGCATCTGTGAAGACCTTGCCGTCGGCATCGGCTGCCAGGGCGAGCGGGTCTAGTATCTTGACATCGAGCGCCATGACTGCGCCTCGGCTTGGGTCGACGAGGTCGGTCTTGATGGTGGGCTGCATGCCGTGACCCTTGAGACGATAGTCTATCTTGGTGGCGGAGAGGTTGGCACCCATGTACCAGAGTGGCAAGAGATTGCGCTCGGCATCGGGTATCTTGCCGGCATTGTCGTAGATGTATGCCTCTGGCTGTATGGAGGTGGTGCCTGGCGGCAGGTTGTCAGTCACGCCCATGTAGTCATAGTCGAATGACGGTATGCGTCGGGCGAAGGTGATGACCTTGGTAGGGCTGGCATCGGTGAGTGCCACGGCCGATGGGTTGCCTGTGGCACTGTATCGGGCACGGCAGCGGAGGCTGCACCTCTCGCCCATGAGCGACTGGTCTATGGTGATGGAGTCGCCATCGGCTGAGACGCTGACCTCTAGGTCGTCATCTGTGATGTCTGTGTAGTAGCCTGTGTTGCGCAGCATCTGCCAGGCGAACTTGCGCTTGGCCTTGGCGCACTCCTCTGTGCCCAGCCTGAGGGAGGCTGTGACGGTGGCTAGGCTCTCGTCTCTCAGGGGGTTGTAAAAGCGGTCACCGCATGAGAGCAAGAGGACTGGCTTGTATAGGGTGGCATTGCGGCAGGTGAACGGGAAGTCTTGGGTGATATTGCGTACCTCGCCTGTGCGTATGTCGAGGAACTTGGCCTTGAAGCGCAAGGTGATGGGCTTTTGTGGCTGTGCATTCTGATACCAGAGGATCTTGCCTGTGTCATCGCCCGAGAAGGTGATGATCTGCTGGTTGGTGGCGTTGACGAGGGTAGTCTGCTCGACACCATCGACGACACGGCACCAGGAGACATCTGTGAGCTGGCTGTTGACGCAGCCGCTCTGCAATATGCCGTCTCTGTCTATGATGCCCACGGTAGGCTTGATGACGGCAGGTGTGAGGGAATAGTCTGGTGCGTATTCGCCACTGTCGGCATCATAGGTCTGCTCGTTGGGCACGCTGCCCTCTAGCGTCATGGAGACGCTGAGTTGGAGCGGTGTGAACTTGAAGTCTAATCTGCGAGTCTTCATATTTATGAGTGTTGAATGTTGAATGTTGAGTGTTGAATTTAGACGGCGTACTCGAATGAGGCGGCGTCTTGAGCCACCTCATCGCCCATGCCGTCACGCAGGGTGACGGTGGCTGTGAAGCGGATGACCTTGGGGATGCCGTCGCTGTCGACTGAGAGGTCGTCTTGGGTGAGGACGATGGCCTTGCCTGCTCCGCCTCGGTTGAGTGACCAGATGTTGTCGGAGGAGACGCGCTGCTCGCCCCTGGAATTCTCAGTGTAGCGTGTCCAGGCGACATCGTTGTCGAGTATGTCGGCGGTGATGTCTTGACCGTAGAGATATGCCACGATGGTGAGGGGCGCACGGAAGTTGTCGTAATCATAGACGGTCTCAGCCTCGATGAAGTCGATGGTGAAGTTGGGGTTGCCCTCGATCATCGCCCAGTCGGTGTTGTTCCACCGTGGGGCGGTGTGTGTGCCTGTCTTCTGGCATCTCCACTTGCAGCCGGTGTACCAGACATCGGAGGTCTCGTATTTTTGGGTATCCTCATTGAGGGATGCGCTGTAATAGTCGGCGGTCTCGCTCCATGGGCCTCTGTCAACGTAGGTGACGATGGGCTTGCCATGGTAGTCTATCTGTATGATGTCTTGTGTGATGATGCCAGCGGCATATAGGTAGTCTCTGCCCTTGACGAGTGGAAGGTTGAGGGACTGTACCCACTCGGGGACTGTGCCGAAGACCATGCCGTAGTTGTAATCATCCAGTATGGGCTTGGTGACACCTGTGAGCTTGACGATGCGCCCCTCGGTGGAGGAGACATAGAAGCAGCTCTGCAGGGTCTCGTCTGTCTGGTTGCCGAATCGGGCGATGTTCATGAGTTCGCACGGCGGAAAGTTTTGTCCGCCTGGCACCTCGGTGTCGGGGTATAGGGTGACCTCGATGTAGTTTTGGACGGCATAGACGCTGTTGATGCGCATCCATGAGGTGTAATAGCTGGCAGATGTGGACGAGGTGGTGGCTGTGGCTAGGTTGTTGACCACGCCCTTGATGACGTTGTTAACGTGCTGTGCGGTGAAATAGCCCTGGTATTTGGAGCGGAGGTGGAGACCGTAGCAACCTGAGCCTAGGTCATCGACCTGCTCGATGGTGTCGCTCTCGGTGAAGAACTGGTCACCCTCGAAGGCTGAGAGTCTGTTGACTATCAGCTCAAGCACCTGCATGTATGAGCGCACCTTGATGCTCTCGACCTCAGCATTGCCATCGCCGTCGATGGCTGCGCCCTTGCCTGTGGCCATGCCAGAGACAAAACCACCAAACTGTGCACCTTGGTTGAGGTGAGCCACCCCCTCGGAGACAAGCCCCTTTAGGAAGGTGATAAGTCCCATGGCGGCATCGTCATGCTCACGAGAGAGGTATGCACCATTGTCTTGTGAGGCATAGGCTAGGAGGGAGAGGAAGGCATCGCCAATGCGCCTCGCTGTATTGGCACCCTTGGCACGCTCGTCTCTGATGGACTCGAACGCCCTCTGCAGTATCTCTGTATTTATTTTATCTGCCATCGTATTTGTTTATTTTTTCGCAAAGTTACGAAGGAATGGTGCAAATTAAAAATACGTTATAAGGGTGTGCCGAACATCTGCTTGAAGAGGTCAGCCATCAATCCCTTGTACTCCTCGCCATAGAAATAGCCCTCCATATCGTTGAGCTTCATGATGGACGCATAGTATTTGCGGTTGAACCATGGGCGGCGTTGGCGTGGCTCACCCAGATGGTGCTTGGCACGATATTCCGGGTCGAGGAACTCTAGGTCACCTGGGTTGCCATGGTAATAGCCATTGCCAGTGCCCGTCTCTTGGTAGAGACCATAGAGCAGGAACTTATGGGCAATCGTGCGGCTGGAACCTCCGAAGGAAGTAGCCTGCACGCTGTTGAAGAGAGCACCCGTATGGCGGATGCGGTAGTGCATGATTTTCTCCTTCCAGATTTTCACCATCTCTTCTGCCCATCCACGCTCATAAGCATAGATATCTTCCTGAGAGACGGGAGTCTTGACGTTATTCATTCCATTCTTCATTGTTGTATACCAGGTCTAGCGGCTCGCTAACGTCGATATGGAATTCCACGCCAGTAAGCCCGTTAATGAAATAAGCACCTATCTCCCGATTGTCCACCTGGTCGCTCAGCAGATAAGTGAAGTCGTTTTCCCATTTCATCTTATCGATGATGATCCTGCTCAGAAACTGCCGGAATATCTTTCTGCAGGTATTGAGCTTTTCCTGCCGGTCGTTCATGTCGTTCAGTTTATATCGCATCAGGATCCATACCGTATAGGTAACTACCTTACGGAAGCTGCCGTCACCATTGATGGCTACGTTACCGTCGTTGGTATCATCTATAACGATGAAATTTCTGCTCTTCGACATATTGCTCAGCATACCCTCGAAAGCCTGTGGTGTAGAGCATGTGGTAGGAATGAAAGCCAGCTCGCAGCATAGTTTGTTGCGCTTTGCCAGGTCTCTGAAGTAAGAGAATGCATCGAAGCCCACCTGTACCGATGGGGTATTGATTTCTGTCTTGATCATGATTTATTCAGTTTCTTGTTTAACTCCTCTGCCTCGCGTGCCTTGGCATCCAGCTCGGTGAGTGCCCGCCACACATTGGCTTTCCTGATAGTCTCCTCCTTGGTGATATCCCCGCCCGTGAGTGCCCGGATCTGTGCATTCATCGATGCCTCCATGTCATTTTCTCCTTCGCCTCCTTCAGCTGCAGGCTTGAAGAGATGGGGGAACTTTGTGGAAAAGTTGTGCTTTATCCACATAAACCAGAGGAACACACCCATCAGCTCATAGGTAGAGCACTTGATGTGCGCTGCCTGGTTGCCCTCATTGTCCAGATAGAGATATCGTGCCAGTTCCTTCAGCGGCTCATCGCTCGTCTTGTCCGACTGCAGATACTGCTGGAAGTAGTTGTCCGCACAGATGTAATACTCGAACGGGTAATCGTAGAGCTCCAGGTCTGCCGCCTTGTAGAGTCCGATGGAATCGAGCCTGTTTTCAGCCCCGGTATCTTCAAACACGAAGTCGAATGCCTCGCAGAAGCTCTGCACCTGCCACAGCTCCAGGAAGAATCTCACCTTTCCGCCCTTCTCCGTCTTGGTTTCGCAGAGCCAGCCGTCCTTCTTCTCGTTGAGCACCCTGATGCCGGCAAACCGGGCGAAAAGGTAGGTTCTTACGTGCCACTCCTCCCATCCCTGGGTGAGCAGGATGAGCACATAGCGCAGCTGGTCCTGCGTCAGTTCACTCCAGGAGTGGGGAACGTGAAGGTTCAGTGTTCCGTCATCCTGCAAAGAAGAAGGTCGGGTCGTCAGCTTTGTTCTCATACGCTTGCATGTGATTGGCCTTGTAGGCCGGTGAATCCTTGTATTTTGGAAATTTATCGATGTTCTCCTCTATGAAGTTGGCTGCTGCAGCATAGGCAAGATCCTTGTATCGAGGGTCGGCAGGAGTCTCTTTAGTAGAAATATGAGCACCGATGAAATGGCACATTTTCACGATGGCGTGTCGATGGAATGGCTCATATTGTGCCTTGCGCTCTTCCTCAAGCAGCTGCTCGATGAGCGAGTCGGAGAACTGCTTGCGCAGCACCAGTTCTGCCATTCCTATTTCGTTCCGGTGTGCTGCCAGGTCGTCGAAGGTGACGAAACCACGTACACTCGAGTAAGCCCTCAGCGTCAATGGCGACCAGAAGAAAGAGGCGATGTTGTTGCACGCCTGCACCGTCTCGCTCCAGCCTTCCACCGTGCGCAGGCGGTTCAGCACGCCATGCAGCTGCAGGCCCTGCTTGTAGGTCAGCTCCCTGAGCAGGGCATCCACCCTGGCTTGGGATGCTGGCGATATGTTTTCGTTGGAAACGATACCGAAACCGTTGTCGGTCATGATGAGATCGTTGGAACGGAGACGCAGGATGAATGCCTTCAGGATGACGTATGAGCGGATATTGCCCAGTAAAGCGCTGCCTTCAGCACAGGCGGCATCCTCGAAGTCGGAACCGATGACCGTAGCCACCAGGTCGAAATATACGTTCTCCAGCGCAGGCTGCATCTTCGTGAAGACGTCTTCCGTGGCAGCCCCCACGAACGGAAGGAGCTGCTCAAACTGTTCTGCAGTAATATTAATCATCTGTCTTTGAATTTGGATTGTTAGACACTTTCTTGGCATCCTTGTTCTCATCAAGGGTGGTGAGCATGATGAGCGGCACATCCGGATAAACCTTCTTCTCCCAGTGGTTGAAGTAGATGATCACCCAGTGAACCGTCTCCATCAGGTCGTGGAATGCCTTCTCTATGCTCTGCTTCAGCGTGAAGAGCTCGCGCTTGTCGGAACCCGAATTGTTGCTCTGGCTCTTGCCGGGAGTGGCGCCCACCAGGTTGGGGTGGATGTTGTCGGCATAGCACTGCATGTTGTTGCTCTCGGCGATATCATCGCTGTAGTCGCCTCCGTCCTTCGAGGTATCGATGCGGGTGATGCGCACCATCTTCACCTCCTTGCCGTCGGGCGTGGTATAGTAGCCCGCTATCCAGAGCTTGCCGCTGTTCTCTATGCCCGAGATGAAGTCGCGTATCTTCTCCTTTTCGGCAAGCTTGCGCTTCTTCTGTTCCTCCGTACTGGTGATGTGCTCCTCCTTGAAGATGCCGCGCCAGTAGTCGTTGTGTATCTCTACCAGGTAGGGGATGGTGGCGTGGTTCTTCAGCTTCGCCATCTTGCCGATGGCGATGAGACGGGAGATGTCATACCATTTGTCCCTGAAGATGGCGGAGTAGTAGGGCACGGGATAGTACTGGCAGCCCGGGGTAGGGAAGCGGGTAACGATGGCGAAGACCCTGTCCTTGCATCCCGGTTGCCCCGACTGTCTTGCCTTCACCTTGCCGTTCTGGCCGTCCAGCCCCATGCGCTTCTGCAGGTCGCCCAGCGGATCCAGCTCGTCGAGCAGCGGCAGCACCTCTATGTTGGCTGGCACAGTGGCATTTCTCCAGTTGGCATAGAGCACATATTCCGAGCGTCCGTTCACGCTCTTGGTAAACCGGCAGTAGCACGCCTCCTTGTGTCTTACCGCCACAATCTTGTCGCCCTTCTTGTTGAGCACGATGGCAGATACGCAGAAGAAGAAATACTTCATGTCGGTAATCTGTTCCAGGAAGAAGCGGCTCATCGAGTTGTGCATCCGGAACAGGTTCACCTCCCTGTCCTTCGTAGGCAGTTTGGTCTCGATGTCGTTATACTGGAAGCCCATGCCGTAGCAGGTGAGCACGTTGAAGAGTTTGTTCTGAGCCATCACGCTGCTCCTGCCAATATTGCTGATCAGTTCGTAGGGCAGCTGGTTCTCGTAGCCGAAGGGTACATAGGTATATTCCTTTCCCCCGACTTCCACGCTGACGAGAGGCGTGGTATCATCATCATCGAAGACGGTGGACGACTCCGTGAAACCGCTCGTGGGCGATGATGTCTGATAATCCATCACCTCGCCCATGGTGGCATAGGTGATGTCTATGTTGTTGCTGTTGTTGTTGCTTGCCATAATTATTATAAGTATATTGGATGGTCATTGTATCTGAAGATGAAGATATCCCTCACCTTGCGTATCTGGTGGTTGACGGGATTGTAGAGGTTGTGGGTGCCCTGTTGCCATGAGGAACTCTTGACGAGCCAGCCCCTATATTGGATGATGGAACCATCGCCAGCCTTCCAACAGTCTAGGTCAACGGGCGTGCGGTCGATGCGCGAGATGTCGAGGGCACGGCGCAGCTCGTTGATGTGGATGGCCTTGGCGGTCTTGTTGTCTGTGTTGTTTGCCATATCTGAAGGAGTTTTGTTTAATTGAACGTGTCATCGAAGGAGGCATCGAAGATCTTGCCTGACGAGGTGTCGATGTTTTTGAACACGACATTCTGGATGCGCTGAGAGTACTGGTATGAGAAGGTGAACTCAGCGAGGTCGTCAGCCTCGTTGGTGCGCTCGCTCTTGGAGTCTGTGAGGGTGATTTGCTTATCCTGGGCATAGTCACGGAACAGGTAAACCTCATCGGAGCGCAGCAGGTCTTCGGCGAAGTGTGCCATGGATGGTGGGATGATGCCCGTGTCGCCCTCGAAAGTGCGTGTCTCTTTGACTTGGTAATTTATCTTTTTGCCCCCGATGACGGCACTCTTGCGCTCGAAAATCGGTGCGATTTTCTTCTTGCCCAGGCAATAGAAAATCTCTTGGCAGCCGAAGCTGTTGGTGAAGAGGAGCACTGGGTCGGCAATGGAGCCTGTGTGGTCAATCTGATATTGCTGGGTGCGGTCGCCCACGGTGACGGTGTAGGCGAAGAGGTCGCCCTCTGATGCGTCGCAGTATCGGTCTGGTGAGACATCGAATGAGGTGATGCCGTTGGCGGTGTGGGTAGGTGTGGCTGAGGATGGAACCTGAACGGTGGTGACCTGGTTGTCTTTGAAGAACTGTGCCACCACGGTAGGGGTGGAGCTGTTGATGCCAGCGGCATGGAGATATTCACGATGCCCCAGTCGAGTGAGCTTGGTGCCATCGAGGAGGGTGAGGAAGTATCGGTCTATGAATGATGAGCACGACATGTCGATGTCAACGGTGGCGTAGTAGGCGGTGATGGCACCGCTCGACCATGTGGCGATATCGATCTCGCCCTGGTGCTCTGTGATGTCGATGGTGAAGGAAGCTGTCACTGTAGGTCGCACGGCATCGGCGATGAGTGTGCCGAGGTCGTAGATGGTGATGGAGCCAGAGACTGGGTAGTAGGTCTCGCTGAGCAGCTCCATGCCGTTGCACTTGATGGTGACGGTAGCGGTGTCGCCCGATATCTTAAATGTAAAGGTATCGAGCGACGATGTGAACAATGGCGAAGTTGGTTTTGTTGCAGTGATCATATTATTGTCTCATTAAAACACTGCAAAGTTAGGAAGGAAAGGAGGAAAATAAAAATACCCGATAGTCTCGCGACTACCGGGTACTGGGGGATAGAGCTACCATGCCATGTGCCTAAGGCCCCATCCGTCGTTTTATTGTTTACTAAAAATGAAAAAAAATGATCTTGTTTTTTAGAAGGGGGCATCTCGCTGCAGGTGCCAGGTGAGACCGCCGCCCTCGACATTTACCATGTCATAGCCATGCGAGTTCATGTACTTTGTGATGGTAGAGATAGAGATTGTCACCATATCGGAGAGTGCCTCTTGTATCTCTCGTGAGGTCTTGAACTCTTGTGGATCAACCTCATCGTCTGGGTCGTATGGCTTGTAGTCGATGAGATATTGACCTAGGGCTTGCTCCACTAGATTATCCTCAGTTTCCTTGTCTGGCTCTGGTGGAGGTGGTGGGGCTTGGTATGTGCCGAAGCCTATGATGTGCTTGCGCTCTTTCATGCCACACCTCCTCTCTGCTTGAGTGCGATGTTGATGGTTTGGAAGAGGTTGCCCATGCGCTTGAATGTGTTGAGCAAGAGTAGCACCTTGTCTGCTCCGCCGAAGTCTTCGACGCAGTTGGTGACGAACTCATCGGAGACGAGGCGGTCTTGTATGTAGCCGAGGTTCTCGATGAAGTTTTCGAGTTGACTGGTATCCATCATTTTTACCAACGCATTCCAGACATCTGCTGTCATGTGGAGGTTGGTATCTATTGGAGTGTTGTTATTCTCTTTCATAATCTTTACTTTGCTAAATTACCATTAAGTTGTTTGTATTTTGCCAAGGTCATGCGGTATGGCTTGGCATAAAGAAGTTGAGAGTGATATGGAATGGTGTAGTAACGATGGTCAAACCATCTCACGATAGTGCAATCCTTATCATCATAGATGATGGTCTTAGCCACTATCTTGTCATTACCATTGCGAAAAGCCAATATAGTTTTTGCAGCATTGATTCGTCTGCCTTCAGAGGCGAAGAAATACAGGCGACGTACTTCTTTGCGTGATATGTGGTGAGCACGGCTGTATGATTTTATCTCCATCACATCACCTCCCCTCCTGCTATGAATCCACTCAATGCCACGAATGCCATCAGGGCGACGAAGCCCACCACGGTGGCCAATACCTCACCATAGGTCACGGTCTCCTCGCAAAGGCAGGAGAAGGTCTCGCTCTTGGTCTTGGCGAGCTTCTTGATTTCACACTTGAGGGTATTGATACCCTCCTCAACGCTGATGCCTGCAGGTCTTACCTGCGCATCACTTAATAAAATTGAATTCTGCATAATTGCCATCTTATAAGCATTATAGACCGACCTTGATGTATAAATACAATGGTGGCGGTCACATTCACCGCTGCTTATAAGATGGTAGCTTTCCCAGCGAAGGGCAAGTATCTTACGGATCATGCAACCGCCATATTGTAAAGACCTTTTTCCCGCTGCCGGGAAAATGATACTTTATAGGCATAAAAAAAGCCCACGGCGTGAAGCCTAGGCGAAACAGTCGCCATCGCTGAGTAGATTACTACTATCTTATAAGCGATGGCAAAAGTACGAAGAATAATTGGAACCGCCAAAAAAAAAGCGAGAAATTTTCATTCCTCGCTCATTTTTCTTTTCAAAACATGTTTAATAACATATTATTGCTCTTCTTTGGTAATCAACCCTGCTCGAATCTCAGAATCATTCTTCACTCTCTTCACCAGAACATAGTGGAGAACAGCCCTGCCGGCACCCTCTGTAACATAATATGTCTTGTCAAGTATCCAACCTTTCTTAGCCATATAATTCACGGCAGCCATGACGGTATTGAACTTGATCTGTTTGCCATCCTCACCATATAAGCTCTCGAAGGAACCTCCACCATTGGAGACTGCTCCCATATCAAGCATGACCTTCACTTTGCCGACACCCCAGAAGTTATATGCCTTGAGGTCGCAATAAACCGGATACTTACCATCCTCAGACTGGATGGTGCTCTGCGCTTTAGCGCCAATAGCCATAAAAATGATGGCTAAAATTAGAATAATTTTCTTCATAACTGCAATTAATTGAATAAAATCCGGTGCAAAAGTAATAATATAATTTGAAAATGAGGAATGAAAGTGTAATGAAGTGGAATGAAAAGGAAAGAAAACGGAAAGAATCGGAATCATATCCAGGAATGATCGGAAATGACTGCGAAAACGACCGAAAACGACTGCAGTATCTCCCTTCAGTTCTGCCACTTCGAGGAATGGATTCCTCGGAAATTCCCCTATTTTCCGTGCATTTTCCGCAAAAAAAATACCCCCGGTGCGGAAAGCACCGAGGGGTATGGTTATTCTTTATCCTCTGTTGTATCTTTCTTTGGGAATATTGGTGGTATTTTGTTGAGTACAAAAACTATCGCCAGGCTGATCACCGTTGTCACACCGATAGCTATTGCAGCATTGTCATGACCATTCATTGCTAACTTATAAGCAATGTATCCAAAGAAGATGATGAGAATGGTACCCAGGATTTGTCCTAATGTAGCCTGATTGAATTTCCTTTTCACAATTCTCTTCTCCATATCGATGCGATGATCTACCTGCTTCTCGGTCATCGTCATGATGCGGTCGGTTGCGCCTGGCAATGTCTTTTCGTAAGCTTCAAAATGCTCCGGTGGAGGAAGAGGACCGCTAAAGGTTCGCTCTTCTTCAATAGACATCATCGTTGCCAGGACGGCATTTCGCTTGTCTTCTGGCAGTTCCTGCAGGATGTCATTAACGTTTGCCGGTATGGCATCCTCAATCTCTGCGATTTCTTTGTTGTCTTCTTTATCTTGCTGCATAAAGTTGTCGTCTATTAGCGTTTAAAACTTTCCTCATATCAGAACCTACTGCTTCCCAGTCTTTCCTCAAGTCAGACACATGGTTGCCTTTCAAGTAATCGTTGAACAGGCTGTTGTCGCCACCGAGGCTTCCTAAACTACGCAAGCCTTCTGCTAAAGGGTGGCGAGCGATGGTCATAGAGCTAACAGCTCTACGTCTTGTAATTCTTAATGCTCTCATTACTTGCGTTGTTGTTTTGTTATTATTGATGTTTCTTTTCTTCCGCTGCAAAAATACATCTTTTTTCTGATACTGCCAAATATTTATTGCAATTTTAACTATAAAGTTTGCTATAAAGTTTGTTATAAAGATTAGAACACGCTAATTTCTGATAACTGCAAATACGCAAATATTAACTAAGATTTAACATCTTAGGCTTAAAAAAATGGAATTAGGCAATAATTTAACATACTAAATCATTGCCAATTCAGCAAAAATCACTAATTTTGCAGCGAAAATAAAACTGTGTATATGGACATCTTCAGAAACATATTGGCTTTTGGCTGTACGTTTTACCTGATATATTTTATCACGTCGAGCGTACTTAATATGTTGTTTGTCCTAACTTGCGGTTACACAACAAGCGTGCAAAAAAAAGCCGCTATTATCCTCGGGATTATAGCAGCTTCTCTTCTTATTCCTTATTATTATTATCCTGCTTAGTATTTATTCCGGGCATTATTTTGAGCCTTGTACAGTTCTACAGCTGCATCTTGGAATGCCTTGGGAGTATTAATTTCCAAAGAGTCTAAGGCGTCTTTAATCGATTCTTTAGTTTCCCTATCCGTTTTTCGGTCAAGGTACTCACTGAGGTTTTTAATGAACCCATTGGTAGATAAATCGATATGCATATCTCCGTAATCAAGTTTAAAGCCGCCTCCATTGATAGCCAGTATTATTAACGCTACAATGGCTATTTTTATTTTGTTGCTTGAGATAAAATGGAGATTACCCGGAGATTCCATCTGAACCTTTAGGATAACATCGTTCTTTTGGTTCGCTATATTTTGTTCCCCGCAAAAGCCATCAATGATACCGAATATCTTATCTAGAGCATAAAAAGAGTAGGTAGAAACATCCTCTGTAGTATTTATCTTTAGAACTAAATGGAATTCATCACTCTTGCTATAGAAATCAGATATTGCATTGTCAAGATATGGTGCGTAGCCTGAAATGTCTGATATCGGGTGTCGGGAATTAAACATAAGCTGAGCTTTAGGAGGAAGGTCTAGTCGAGTAGTGTGTTTTACTACTTTTATCGGCAAACGCTTGATGAAAGGGCATTTTCCATTTCCGTCTTTTACATAGGCTTCGTCATACACGGAGCCAGTAACTCGGCATATACTCACTCTATATGACGAATGGCTTGGTACAAGGATTAGGTCTCCTGGTTTTATAGAACGGCAAAATCTCAGCAACTGCGAAGCTATATGCCCAGGACGAGGTACATCAGGAAAGAGTTTTTTAACCTTTTCTCTAAGTTGCACATTTGCTTTATTCCAATCAGCATCCAGCTTGTTTATCTCATGACGTGTTATTTCGTTATATCCAATGGCAACGAATCCTTCCTTGTCGAATTCCTCGTAGTAATCTCCGCCCATAGTACGTACCATCCAATAGCCTGTTGACTCTTGAACCTTCTGAACGTAGTCATTAAGTTGTTCTATTGTAATCATTCTCTAACAAAAACGGCTCGTGCATCCAGAGGGCAGTCCTTCAGCACGAGCCATTACAGCTGTATATCGTTATATATTGCTCTACACGAAGCCTGCCCGAATCATGCATAGCATTATTATCTTTTGTAGGTGCAAAGATAATAAATAATATCCAAAAGAACAAAGAGTAGGGCATAAAAAAGTGCAAATTTTAACTAAAATATACAATACTGGGAGATGAGTAATTTGCGCTATGAAAAAACGATGTTTTGCGGTCTTTGGAGCGGAAAACATACCTTGGAGCGATGAAATCGCAGCATTTGGCATGCTTCGACCCCGAGGTTGAAGATGCCGAATGTGTCGTTTTGCGACAGGTTTTCCACACCCACGGATTGGAAAACCCCGATTTTATCGTGGTTTTAGGGATTCAAAGGGAAAATAATTCCCCTTTGTCGGCGATAGCACCCCCCACCGCCCTGCGCCCGAGCGCGCCCTCGACCCCCTTGGATTGGGCGGAATATGTAAAGGACCGTTAAAGAATTTGCAAGAATGTAAAACGTGTTTTTCATGTGGAGATAGTCACGGAAGAGCACGAAAAAAGGGAGCACGCTTCACAGCGCACTCCCCTCATCGGCGGTCAAGCAAGAATGCCAGCCACCATGTTATTTATCTAATAAGTAAATCGGTCAGAGTATCAGAGCATGGAGCCACAGGAGACGTAGCCATCAGCCTGTGGGAACTTCTCGATGCCAATCATCAGAGAGTCGAAGGCATCGGAGCCATCGGTGCGAGCCTCCAGCTTGTCCTCTTCGGTCTCTGCCAGCTTTTCGCCTCGCTTATCCTTCTTGCCATTGTAGACACCAGCGAGTCGGATGGATAGGAGCATGTCCTCGTTGTTCTCATCATTGATCATGGCACGGTGGTCAGCCTTGCCCAGGAACATGCGGTTAATGAGCAGCATTTTTTCTATATGCCCCATCGGGTTGCCCAGATAGACCTCGTTGACATACCAACCATGGTCGGTGAGATAGTTGGTGATGAAGGTGTGAAAGTCATCATTCATCAGGGCGTAGTTGTTGCCCACGAAGGTGGAGTCATAGTAGAAGTTGACCTCTTTGCAGCGATGATATGCATAGTAAGCCATGAACTTGTCGAGCAGGGTGGGCAGCTTCTCCTCATACTTGACAAAGATGCTCTTGAGCAAGCGGGCCTCTCCACGCAGGTTGTCTTGGCCAATGGCTATCCAGTTGATGAGGGCGTTGGCATCGAAGGCGATGCAGAGCGGACGGTCTGGGTCAACGTCTGCATCCATGCGTGAATCGACATGCTGCAGCTTTTCCACATCATACTCCAGTCCATCGAGGTAGTCGAGGTTTGGAGCAGAGTAGAGGTTGACATCCCTGAGGTTGGAGTAGAAGCCATCGAGCGAGATGGAAGGTCGCTTGCACATGATTGATGTCTGGAAGGTGAGTGCAGGGAGGTCACGTTTCATCTGCTTGATGAACTCCATGCCCAGGACCTCGACATTATAGACGGATGAGTACTCCTTGTAAAAGAGAGCCTTGGAACGCAGTTGTGCCAGGAGCAGCCCAATCTCTTTGAGTCTGCGCTTGGCATATAGGCTGATGTGGCCAGAGGTCTTGATGCGGTTGCGTATGTCATACTCTTCGACCACGAGTGATGATATCGCCTCTATGAGGTGAGGGTCGCAGTCTTTTTTATAGTTGAGGAACCAGGAGCCTTTTTTAGTCACGGGCATATCTGAAGTAATGAGCATGCCATGGTGATAGTAGTGTTGGCCAAAGAGGTTGACATTGCCTCGGTTGGCAGGGAAAGTCTCGTCTTTGAGCTGCTCAAAGTCGATGAACTTAGCCTCGTCGATGTCGAGGTAGTCGAGCGAGAGGGAGTTTGACGTGCCCTTGCGGTCTTGTGAGATGATGGTGCCGATGGAGCCGTTGTAGAACGATATGGTGTTCTCCCAGTTGGAAGGAGGGATGACAGGATTAGGCCACCCCAGCTTTTTGGGCGGTTTGATGCCGATGACATAGTGCTTGCCACGGTGGAAGCCCCATCGCTCCCAGTGCTGTAGCATGGACGGTATGGTGTTGGTGAGGCATCGCTTGGTATTGGCGGAGACGAAGCCGCCATTGCTGCCAGGCATGCGCTGCATGTTGCGCAGGTTGAAGGTGGCATGGAGAATGCTCTTGCCAATGCCTCGACCGCCCACGACCACGTTGTCGCGAGCGGAGATGAGGTTGACCTCTTGTTGCGCAGGGTTGAAGTATTGCTCTATCATGTTGTGCCCTCCTCTTGTTTGATTTCCTCTGTAGGTGTATACTCCAGCAGCTGCTCGTCATAGTCTTCGCTCTCGATCTTGATGAGATCCATGGAGTTGTCGGTGTATTTTTTGATGAGCTTCTTGATGGTGCCCATCACGTTAGGTATGCGCTTGAGACCGAGATGGCGAGGGTCTGAAGTAGGTATGAAGACCTGAGGCTGTATCTGGTCATAGCCGTTGTCGACAGGATCTTCTTTGTCGAGCAGGTGATATTTGCCGTATGCAGCGGCAGCTGCAGCCATGGCTCTGGCATCGCCCATATTGTCTGCCTTCTCGTAGGTGCGCTGAATCATCTGGTCGAAGCGGTACCGGGCAAAGTCCTTGGAAACCTTCTGCAGGTTGCCCAGTATGAGCTTGATGAGGTGCAGGTCATTATAAGCCATCATGCGCTGCACCTTGTAGTCCTGCATATCCTTGAAGACAAGTTCCTGGTCTGTCTTGCGTGGATTGATGAGCCACCAGGCATAAAGAGCCCGGATGCGCAGAATGCGGTCGCGCACGGGTGCGGGAACATTCTGTGCATCCATCTCTTCGGGTGTGCGGTCCATCAGGTCGATGATGGCATCGATGTTGGCTGGTTCTCTCATATCTTGATCTCCTCTATCATTTTATTCAGATATTCATGTGTGCGCTGTACGGCTTGAGGTGAGCCGGCTGCAGCCAGCTCCAGCTCATTCCTGCGAATCTGCTGCCTGACTTTTGCCATGCCCAGATAATAGACGCGCCGGAGCTCTGATGCAGGGTCGAGAATCTCATCACGCAGAACATCCTCCTTAATATCCAAAAGAACGGACATCTCCGAGATCGGAGTCAGGTTCTCTGCCAGCTCTTGCACTTTGTTGAGTAACTCCTGAGTAATTTCCATTGATTCTTAAGCTTTGATTGTCACAATGACTGGTATATCCATTGAACAGGTCGGCAAAGACCTGTGGTTCCGTGGTGATGATGGTACTCTCGTCACGGCTGCCGTATGTCTGGTTTTGGGACGTGACGACCGAAACAACATGCTGATCATTCCGGAAAAGCGTCACCTTGGAATGGTTCTCGCCCAGATAGACATCATCGAAGCATGCCGACATAAGCCGCCACAGGTGTACGGTCTTCTTGCTTGCCTTCACATCCAGCAGCATCTTTGCCGACGAGATGCTGCCCGAATCCCGCATCAGGCGGAAACCTCTGAGGAACTCCTCGGAGGTGGAGTAGGAAGACACCCACACATCAGCAGAACCAATCTGTGAAAGGATCCACTTGATGAGTCCGAGTGTGTGCAGGTGCCGTCCGAAGTATGCCTGTGTCTTCACCTCATCGATGGGTTTGAGTATATCGGCAACTTTAACCCTGGCTGGCATTTTCGGCGAGTCTGGCTTTAGCTACCCGGTCACGGTCGGCACGTGTCACTTGGTATGAGTCGTAGGTGAGCATATCGGCACGATACTTCTTGTCGAGGTCCGAAAGAATCTTCAGATGCTCGTATCGGTCGCACGGTTCCTTGTCTTCCATCGCCTTGAGCGTCTCGAAGGTAGATTTGATTTCCTTGTATCGCTTGGCGTTGATATCCCAGAGGTCGGCTACTTCCTTGGGCAGGAAATCGTGATCCTTGCGCTTGCCCTTACGGATAACAGCCACTCCATCGCTATCCGAGGACGGGAGTTCTGTATCATCGGTAGAGGCATTTTCCTCGATGGAATCGCCGTTTTTCTCCGATTTTCCCTGATTTTCTTCGTTATTCTCTGCTTCTCCTTCGGCAATGATAGCCTGGGCTTCAGGAATCACGATATCGTTCATCTTCCTGACCTCCTCGATGGTCATGTTGTCGAGACGGATCTTGAGGAACTTATTCAGTTCATACTCTATGTTGGTGCGGTATGCCTGGGGCTGTCGGGTTGCTCGGACATGATAGAACCGGTTTCGGTTGAGACGGAAGAGCATATCTGCTCCCTTGATGATTTCTGCATCCGATTCGTGCTTGGAGTTGAGCCACTCCTGCATCTGTCTGGTAAATTGATGATCCATATTCAATATATAATAAGGTGAAAACAAACAAAGGCGGCTCAGGCACGAAGCGAGAGCCACCTAAGCAAATCAGTATGTGTAGTTATGTAAATTTGGGCAAATCTTACGCGTGACCGGTTGCTTCCCAAGCAGAGCCATCGCTGCCCTTGATATCACCTTCATCTGTCTCAAGCTTGCCATCATAGTATGGAGCAGGGCAGAAATCGGTGGCCTCTACGCCGAGAGTTGAGGTCTTTGAGTCGGTAGCTCCGGCGCCGCTGTTCTGGGCAAATGTGGTCTTCACCGGGAACATCTCGTTACCGAGAATGCGGAAGCGGCCATTAGGATCCTGCTGGGCATAGACCAGTTCGTCATTGATCGCCATACGGCCGAAACCGGTAATATCGGCATCTGTGCCGCCGATGATATACTCTGCCTTGTTGAGGAAGGTAGCTGATGGAGCTTCGCCCTGAGTCTCCGTGGTGATGGAAGACTTGAGTGCTACGAGGTCAACTGCGTGCCACTTGGCATCAGCGGCAAGAGTGAAGTCACCCTTATAGGTGGCGAGTTCCTCCAGTCCCTTGGTGGTATCGCCAGGATCTGGAAGCTTTGGCCATGCAAGAATCTGCGAAAGCGGGATGGCCAGGAACTTCGGCTTAATGCCGGGACGAATAATCGTACCCGGACATTTGCGCACAGATTTATATAAATCTTTGTTAGTACATGCCATATTTTAATCTCCTATATTATATAAGGTGAAACATTAGACGTTTCCGTCAGCGGTAGCGTCCTTGTCACTCTGTTTGCCGCCAGTCTGGCTGGCAGATGATGTGGCTGCCTTCTGGATGAGTGGCTTGGTACCATCATCGGTGATGAACAGGGCTCGCTCCTTGTTGATGCTCTCAAACTGGGTACCGAAGAACTTGGTAGCAATAAAGTCGAGTTTCCATGGGTGATACTTCTCGACCTTAATCTGCTCAGCATCGTTGTTGTTGATCTCGTTGACGCCCACCAGCATGTTGCTCTTGGTAGTAAGTTCAAAGAAAGGAGCATCCTTCTTGTTGGAAAGGACAGCGAACTCAACGTTGCCGAATCCTTCTACGGTGAGGTGGTTGTAATCCTTGTTGTAAGGAGCAGCACCAAACTTCTTGAGGAAGGCACGGTTGTAGAGGTTGACGAATGACTGAGGAACGTAAAGGTAAACCTTATCCTCTGCCATCAGCTCTTCATCGGCGAATTCACAGATGCCCTGTGCGAAATCTACGGCGTTGTCGTCGTTGATGGTCTTGTTGTCGCCCAGAATATCTGCAATCTTGATAAGGTTTCCGAGGCCACTGGAAAGCTTGCCGGCATCCAGTTCGGTCTTGGCAATGGTATCGAAACCATTGAAGAGGTCAACAGAACCTGTTCCTGTAGGGTTGCGTACAGCCTTGAACAGAACCTTGTCGAGGTTTTTGCCGAGCTTCAGGGCGAGGAGCTGAAGAACCTGCAGCGTGATAGGCACATTCTTCAGGGCATCGCCATTAGTGACGTTGGCGCCCCAGATGGTGGAATAAACTGAGTTAGGTGAGAACCTGATATCGACATTGCCAAAGAACACCTCCAGGGTACGAGGTGTAATCTTGACGTTGCCGTCAGCTACGCGGTTCTCATCGTATGGACCGAACTCAGCACCGCCTGTAAGTTCGCCTACGGTCTCTGATACACGGATGCCTGGGCGAAGAGTCATGTAGCTGAGTGACTTCTTCAGACCTCTGGTAGGCATGGTGATTAACTTATTACGGTAGATCTTTGCCGTCTTTTGCAGCTGTTCCTTTACGTCAACAGGTGCAACAAATTTATCATTCTCTGCCATATTATGCAAAATCAATTAAAACGTCCGATACTTGATCTGAGCAGAAGTCCTGAGCCTTGTTGTCATCTACGGCAGTGTGGGTTTCGCCACCCGGTTCTTTCTCCAGATCCCTTACTTTCTCTTCAAGGTCTTTCTTATCCTTCTCCAGGTTCTTGACCTTATCCTCCAGTTCCTTCTTCTCGTTCTTGACCTTATCGAGTTCCTCGTCCTTGGTCTTGATCGAGCTGGAGTCGGCAGCAATCTTATCCTCCAGCTTCTGCATCTGCTCCTGGGAGATGGTGCAGTCCTTGGCTGATTCTTCTGCCTCAATGCCCTCTACGTTGAGAACATTGTTGATGTGAGTCCATTTCTTAATCATATCTAAAACATTTTTGTGTGAGTTTTCCTTTCCGAAGATTCGTCCCAGGAAGCCCGGCTTCTTCTCATACCAGGAATTGACGACCTCCGGCAGTGCTGGAAGATCGTTGTACTTGATGAAGTTCTGTGTTGACTCCGTGATTTCAGCCGGCTTGCCATCCATCGACTCATCGACTAAACCGAGATCGATGCACTCATCCACGGTATGCCATTTAGCTTCAGACATCACCTTGATGATATCCTCGTGCTTTTTTCCCGAGCGATCGCAGTAAACATTGGCAATGATATTGTCTATCTTCTGCTGGTCTTCCTGCTGCTTCTGCAGCTGCTCGATGAGGGAACCGATTTCTTCCTCATTGAGGGCGCTCCATACAAACTGCTCCGTGGAACACTTATGAACCAGGAGCAAACTGTATTTGTTCATTCGGATCTTCTTGGCGCCCATCGCACAGATGGTGGCGGCAGATGCAGAGAAGCCCGCCTGAAAGTCAACCGTCACATCGCCATGGTCCTTGAACATCTGACAGATGGCGAGACCTGCGGAAACCGCACCGCCCGGCGAATCGATGGCTACATCGACGTGCTTGCCTTTGTTGTTATTAAGGATATCGCGGACCATAAACTTGGTCCACGACCCTATATAACCGGTGATAGATATTTGATATTTCATACAACTTAGCGAATTTGATTGCCGCAAAGTTATATAATAAGGAGAAGAAATAAAAAAACTTATTCTATGATTTGGAGCGGTCTGATGACGTCTGTCCAAGTCGCTGTATAGGTAATCAGGGAAGATTCCGTATGTGAACTAGGCAGGTTTTCGGTACGGGTGAGTACCGGATATGGTCGGCGGTCGCAGCCCATAAGGTAGCGAATGCCATCTGCCGTGGTGATTCTGAAGGCTAGAGGTCGGTAGTTCGGATCTATCTGCTCGCACGACTTGAAGGTGAGCTTGGAGGTGAAAATGCGGACTTTTGACTCTACTTTGTCGGAAATCTCACAACTTGACGGAACTTTGCATTGAATTGACCGGAAGTTAGCAGCCGACGGTACAATGCATCTCTGATCCATAGGGAAGACGACACTTTTGAGGTTTTCTGCCTCTGTCATCTCAATCTTGATGATGTTTTTGATGTATGCCATATTTCTAAGTTGTTTGGTTATTTCGATTATTTTCATTCTGTTCGGAGTTGTTCGCCGAAACGGAAAAAATTGTATTAATCTTTATGAAATCTTGTTGTAGAGTTTAAATTTATGCCCTTTTTTGCGTGCTGATCGCGCATTCTGTAGAAGCATTGGCGCACGGTATCCTCATAATCAATGCCAATGCCATGTTGCTCGCACCAGGCTGAAATGAGTGATGAAAGCTTGCATGAGCGGTCAGCGATGTCCTTCAGGGATGCCCAGAGGTCTATCTTGAAAAGGTCGGTGATCATCTCCTTCACGGCTCTTCTGGCACGTGGGCCCAGGTAGTTGTACTCACGTATTGGCTTTGCCTTTGATTCCGGAAGCGAGATGGCGATATACTCATTAGGGTGAATGAGCCATCGGCTCTGTTCGTACTCCTCATCTTTGAAGGTATTCGTCACGCTCTGGTGCAGTGAGGCGGCATCCGCCTTCTCCATCTCTTCCTGGCTCTCCTGTTCTACTGGCGACATTCTAGCCTGAGGCGGTTTACTTGTGAACCGACGTATGACGGCAACCTCGTTGCCGATGATAGGGAAAATAATTGGATTTCCATAACTGTGGTATGCCCATTGCCTGATATGAGCAGGCACCTTGATGTAAACTACTCTATTCATATGCCATTTTTCGGCAAAGATACAAATAAAAATTGAGATAACTAATAATTATTAGTAAAAAGCTAATATTTCTTAGTAAATTTGATGTGAGGTAATTTCGTCCGAAAAGTTTGTATTTTTGTATCGTGTAACTTTGGCTTTATAACTCTCTGATAATCAGTGCTGTTTTCTTGATACATTTTTCAGATACAAAAAAGTGGGCCAAAACAAAGTTGTAACATAACCTATATGAAGAAGTAAGCCGCTGATACAAAAATGGTTTGTTACAAACTCCTAAAAGTTTGTAACTAAGTTGTAACGCAACTTTGTAAACGTCCAAAATTGGATTTAACCCCCTCTTTTCTAGTTATTTATACCTTCTTACTAACATTCTGTTACAGAGTTACAAAAGATTTGTATAATAAATAAGAAAGGGGAGTGGGGAAAACAGCGGTAGGCGGGGGAAAAGGGCTAAAATGAGCCTGTCGGGCAGGGCTGGCCATACCAGGTGAAGACGAAAAAGGGAGCGATGAACAGATGCTCATCACTCCCTCGTAACATGAGAAAAGAAATATAAAAATCAGCGAATTTCGCTTGAAAATTTTGCCGAAAATATTTGCATAATTCAGATATTTTTTGTACCTTTGCACTATAACTTGGGGCTATATACCCTATTATATATGTAGGGGGTTAGAAAGGTTCGTTACTATTAGTATCTATCTTGCTCCAGTCGATTGTCGATTGATAATCACCCTTTTTTGCTTGAGTTTCTTCTTTTGGAGAATCACTCTTCTTGCTTCTGAGATAAATCATCTCAACCGGGCTTCCATCAGGATGCGCTGGATCTCTTCTGATAATGCGATGCTGGCTGTTACAGAGGTCATCCGGGTTCAGGGCTTCAATGTATGGGCATAGCTCCACAAATGCCTTCAGCTTCTTGGTAAAGCTCTGTGTCGTTGCTTTGTTAAGGCCAGAGAACTGTTTGAAGTCTGTAAATGCCTTTTCTCTTACGACAAACTCGTCGAGTCTTCCACTCTCCTCAGAGAAATAAGAACTGGCCCAATCCTCGAAGTTTACACCCATATCAGCTTTAAACTTGCGCTTAACGATATTCTCCATAGGTGGAAGTATCTTTACGGGTTCTCCCACGAGAGATATGTAGAAGCGGCAGCATTGCAGGAAGAAGTTGATATCTGCGTTCCATTCGGCCTCAGAATAGGTCTTGGAAAACAGATCCTTGTCGAAGTCATCTCTGATGCTTCTGGTCTCCTGGTAGTCATTATCCTCCGTGCGCTGATGATAATAGTCTGAGAACACCATATACAGCAATCTCGCCTCTGAAGACGGATCGAAATCTGCCGGCACATAATTAGTAGTGAAGGCAATTTTCGGGCTATCCTCGAAAGGTATAGTGAAGCTCTGGTTGTTCTTTGGGTTTACAGTCATATCTGAAGTAATATTATCATAGAAGAGTCCTGTGTTGAGATACCGGTCACAGTCATCGAGCAGCAGCATCTGAGTGTGCTGGGTTACCTGGTCGAAGACATGAGGGTTGTCCATCAGCTTCGGGTTTCTACCGGACAGCTTAACGGTCTTCATCAGCAAAGAGAGTGTCTTGAAGAAGAAACTCTTACCCGAACGGCCGTTGCATTCGTTGTCTTCACCGATTTTGTTGTCCATGGCCATAGGCGCCCATGCTCGTGAAGGAGACTTGTAATGATGAAGCATATACCCGAATGTGAATATCTTGTTGATGAGGTTCTGTTTCTGTTCGGCAATCTCGACATCGGTCAGGCCTTCACCTGCGATATCGAATAGGTGGGCCTTATGATATGCTTCTTTCTCATCAACGCTTCTCTCCTCGAAGTTGTATTCCAGTTCCTTGCGCCAGTAGGTGCGTGAGGCGTTGATCAGATAGCCAAAGAAGTGAGAACTCACGTTCTTGACCTCGATATCAAACTTCGGTCTGCCATCCTCATCGATGGTGCGCGTGATGGTGAACATATCATCGAGCTTCTTGAAGTTATGATCGATGACGTTCTCCTGCCATACGTAGTTCTTGAGCGAGCTTCCTTCACGCTGATACTCAATCAGACCATCCTTGGTTACCTCTATGCTGACACGAGGGAAGAAGAACAGCTGTGAATGATTGGTGTAGTTGGTGAAGTCAAGCGTTATTTCCTGGAGTGAATCGAGCGCAGCGCTGGAGAGCTTCGGGGTATTCAATACCAGGTTGAGAATATCTCGCTTTTCTGCTCTGTCGATGACCCATTGTCGGCAGAACTCACGGATATCTCTTGTGGTGATGAGCTTCACGATGTTACCGGTGATTCTTACATACTTCGTGATGGTGGAGTTCTCGTCGTGGAGCGTGTAGAAACCGTTAAGGCGAAGGAAATTGTAGAGGCACGCAGTATCGATGTAGTGGTCCCAGGTGTTGGACTTCTTGTTGAGCTTGCTCACCCAGAAACGGGCAGGCATGGCCAGCGTCATCAGGTTGCGGAAGTCCTTGCGGGTATTGCGCAGCTCCATCCAGTCACGGAGATCCTTGCGGCCTTTTCCTCGGTTGTCGTGGTAGGTCCTGAGCCATTGTGGCAGCCAGATTGTATGTATGTCAATGTAGCGCAGGGCAAGTTCCGTTCCCTTGGAGATACCGGTCTCGTCGATGTCCGGTATATTATAGAGTACTTCCACATACTTCATGATTTCTCTGTATTCCTCCTCGCTGAGCTTATAGGTCTCAGAGTTGAACCATAGAGGGTGATAACCGAGAGACTTGCAGCAGAGGCTATCTCGTTCGCCGCTGCAGATGAATGCTTCAGGAAGTTTCTGTTCTTTATAGACCTTCGATTCATCGACGTTGGTCTTGTTGAATTCAGCCATCTCCTTGGCGTTGAACTCATGGTATGCTTTCTTGAGCTCAGCCAGACCATTGATGTACTTCTTAGGCTTGACACCATCAGGAGTATATGAGAATCTCCACTGTTTGCTGAAGTTGAGCGGTTCGTATATCTTGTAGAATTTTACTTCCGGTTTCTCTCCTTCAGCTGGAGAAACCAGGCACTCACGCATGAAGATAGGGTAGTGCTCATTGCTGTATTTGATCTTGACCTTGCGGTCTTTGACATATCCAATCCATTTGGCTGAATGCCAGTTGAGGGCATCCACATGTTCCTGCTTCACGTTTGGACCAAGAACCTTCAGTTCATCTTCCGTGAATTTATCATTGAGTTCAAAGATGCGGGTACCATCTTTCTCATCGATGGTGGCATCACGTTCTGCAAAAGTAGGCTTGTTTACATCCTTCTTGAGCTCATCGGTAACGTTATACTCTGCTGCCAGGCGAAGGATGGCATCAGGGAAACGGTCGATATTCTTCTCCTTCATATAGAGATCGATAGGAGATTCTGCATTTCCTTCGCCTCCAAAGTCTGTTACTCTCCAGCATTCCTTGTACTTCTTCAGGGAACACGATGGGGTATTCTCCTTTCGGATGGCAAAGTGCTTCTTGGGCGTTCCTGTGCAGTATTTCTGCACGCATTCTTTGGCGTCCGGGTATAATGCGATGATTATGTCCAGTCCGTCATCGGTTGCCTGGTAAATCTGTTCTGCTTTGATCATATTTCTTTTCCTTTAAAAACTGCCTGCAAAGATAAATGTTTGCAGGCTCAAAACAAAATACTTGCTGCCGATAGCCTTAATGCCTTAGGATATGTAGCTTTACGGCTTTGTTGACAGCATTTGGCTGAGATAGGTTGATTTCTGAGAGAATGCGGCTTTCGAATTCCGCTTGTGTCTCGAATCTTTTACGTAGTGGGGGGGTAAGGAAATCTATGATAGCCTTATACCCTGATTCCAGTGTCATTATTGCTTTCATATTCGTTTATTTTTTCAGGTGTACATCCGAGTGGTTCAGAGCTATGCTCTATATATCTGCGAAATAGGGGGCAGTATCTTCCGTTGATACAGTTCACCCCTATTGGGCAGCTTAGACATTTACTTGGAGGCATCTACTTGTACGTTAAATCTATCGTCGTGGAGAAGTAGCTTGGTGTGGATGTATTCTGGTCGCTGCTCCTCTTCGTTCCATCTGATTTCCCGGAAGTCTCTACCGCCTACCTCACATTCGGAAGCATTCCCGGTTTTATCCCATTCGACAATATGATCTTTCCCATCTTTGGTGGGAACTACACCTAATATACATTTGCCAAAACGGTCGTTTCTAACTTCATATATAGTAGCATCAGGGAATTTTTCCTTGATGGCATCCTCTATAGACATAGTTTTAACCTTTCTTTTCATTGTTTCTCATTCTATATTTAACAATTCCTTCTACAATTCCGTCTTCAGCGTCATCGTAGAAAAGATTAACCTCAGATTTGCCTTTATGGAAAGGTCCGTACGACACATCGACCGGAACGCTAGCGTCCTCGAAGTCCTTCTGGATGTACTTCAGCTGTTCGCTGTTGCACTTGATAGTCATCTTTCCCATTTACTTCTCCCATTTACCCTCGTTGATAACCTCTTCTACCATCTCACGCTGGTATGGCAACCAGTTGTTCTTCTTGATCTTGTCGTAGATGCCTGATGCCGACATGCCGAATTTCAGCTGCAGAGCCAAAATGAACTTGTTGCGCTTGTTACGAGGAATCTCGTTGTACCAGTCGCGCAATGAATTTTTTTCATCACTTTTTTGCATATTTTCTTTCATATTTCAAATATTATTATTAACTTTGTTGCAAAGTTACGAATAAAAATTAGAAAACACTAATATCTTTTAGTAAAAATACTAATAGATATTAGTTAAATATTATTAATTAAATTGTGTTGTTATGTATAACGGTCAGGTACTCAGAAAGTTAATAGCAGAAGCTGGTTTAACCAAGAAACAGTTCGAAGAACAGGTTTTTCAGGGAAAATCAACTGGCTTGTATCATGTTGAAACGGCAACGAGTGTCACTTGCAATACCCTTGAGCGTATGCGTGATGTACTCAAGTGCTCGATGGATGACTTCTTTACCACTCCCGAGTGGGCCACGAAAAAGACGGGAGAAGTCATTGGTTCTAATAATGTTCTCTCGAATGTTAGGATTAACAATAGTAAAATGGAGACCCAGTATCTCAAAGAGTTAATCCAGGAAAAGGATAAACGCATCAATACATTGGAGAATTATATAAAACTTCTCGAAAGTAAGGATAAAAAGGACTAAATTCAAACGAAAATTAGTGCTTACTGATTTTTTTTAGTTCTTTTCTCCCCTATATATAATAAGGTATATCATATTATTAATGTGTTGGTTATGATATTGGGCATCTAAAATCTTATCCGGCGGTAGTAGGCTTGTCATCAGTCCTGCCGCCGCAACAATGATCGGGTAAGAAGTTGGTCAACAACATCTTATCCGATTTTTTTGTGCCCTAATTTA